TCACAAGATGGCAGCGCCTTAGCCTGCCATCGCGTGAAGGAACCCCTACCGAGAGGGGAGACCGCTAGCGTTCCGATATTGCTTTTCAGCCCATTTATTGAGGTCACGCATAGCCGCGTCATATTCCGCTTGGCTATAACGACCAGACATAAGGCGCGCGTCATAGCGATTAGTCGCTATTTCCACCTGCCGCTCAATCTCAGTTTCGGTGTAATGACCCATTACTTGTTCCCCTTATGTTTCTAGACAAGACTAGACAAGTTTGGGTAGTCCAGATACCCAAAAATGCCGCGACGAATGCCGCTAGAAAGTCTTTTACAAGCTAATTGTGGCAAGATTAAGGCAAGGGCAGAAAAAAATAGGTCTTTTGGGTGTATTTTTCGGCATGTTTGGCGGTCAGAAATTGCAGGGGGCTAAGTCGCTGAAATTGCCCGGCTTTTATATATGTCTTGGGTCATTTAGGTAATACCTACTATAAACACTCCATTAGATATTTGTTAATATAGTGTAATTACTATATATATGGGCGACGGATGTTAGCGATGTTTTTTCGATAGCCCAAACCGCCCAAATGACCCAAAGCCAAACGCCGCACAATTTCTGCGAGGGGGGCGCTGTCATCAGCAGTTAGAACGAGAGTGCGAACCCGCTAGGCATTGCCCAAATGACCCAAAAGGTTAATTTCTCTTTTGCTACCCAAATTGCCCAAAAGATTAACGCTGCGCGATTGGCGCCGCGCGATCTGGCGCCATGCTGCGCTGCAAAATGTTTGGCGGTCAGGGCGAGGGGGGGGGAGAAAGGGCCGAGCGATTTCTCGTGTCAAAAACGGAGGGGCCACAAGAAATTTTTACGCAGCCAAAAACCTACGCAACAAAATCTTTTGCAAAATTTTTATTTTTTGCGCCAACAGCCAAATGTGCTACACCCGGCCCATGACGTTTTACTCCCTGCCTCATGAGCCGCGGCGGCTGCAAGCGACCGAGGCGCGGTTGGACGCAATTTACCAAGCGGCGCGCAAGGGCGCGCGTGGTGACACGCTTGCGCTGGCCGCCGGCATGACGCCGCGCGAATACCGCGCGCTGTGCGAGTTCGACCCCCTGGCCGCGCTGGCGGAAGAAAAGGGCCGGGCGGACGGCGAAATGGCGATGGCGCAAGTGCTGCATGATGCGGCGATGGCCGGCGACGCCAAGGCGGCGTTGGACATGCTGAAACACGCGCACGGATGGGTGGCGAAGCAAGCGGTGCAGATTGACGTCAACCAAACCATTTCCATCACAAGCGCGCTGCACGAAGCCAGCCGCCGCGTGATTGAAGGCTTGACCGAACCTGCCGACGCGCCGACTGAGCCCGCGCCCGCGCGCCTAACGCATATCGAACAGGAAGAACATGCAGACCACGCGGTATAGTGCCGACGACGAAATGGAGTTGATGTCCCGGCTGTGGACGCCGGCGCTCAAAGACGACCCGTTCAAGTTTGTGATGTTCGTATTCCCCTGGGGGCAGAAGGGAACACCGTTAGAGAATTTTGAAGGCCCGCGGCGGTGGCAGCGTAAAGCGTTGCAGCGCATGGCCGACCACATCAAGGCCAACAACGGCAAGGTTGACTTCGACACGTTCCGCCGGGCTACGTCGTCTGGGCGCGGGATTGGCAAGTCGGCGCTGGTGGCCTGGCTGGTTATTTGGATGCTTTCGACGCGGATTGGCAGTACGACCGTGGTGTCGGCCAACAGCGAGGCGCAGCTTCGGTCTATCACCTGGGCGGAAATTACCAAATGGCTAAGCATGGCGCTCAACAGCCATTGGTTCGAGCCAAGCGCGACCCGCGTGTTGCCGGCCAAGTGGTTGACGGAGTTGGTGGAGCGCGATTTGAAGATCGGCACCCGGTATTGGAACGTCGAGGGGCGGCTGTGGTCGGCGGAAAACCCGGACGCCTACGCCGGGGTTCACAATTTTGCGGGCGTCTTGCTGGTATTCGACGAGGCCAGCGGTATTGACGACAGCATTTGGGGAGTGGCGTCGGGGTTCTTTACCGAGAACACGCCGAACCGCTTTTGGCTGGCGTTCAGCAACCCCCGGCGTAACAACGGGTATTTCTACGAGTGCTTTCATTCCAAACGGGAGTTTTGGGATACGGAGTTTGTGGACGCGCGGACGGTGGAGCATACCGACCAGAAAGTCTATCAGCAGATCATTGACGAGTACGGGCCGGACAGCACCGAGGCGCATGTCGAGGTGTATGGGCAATTTCCAAACGCCTCGGACGACCAGTTTATCGGCGCGAGCCTGGTAGATGACGCCATGCGCCGGGAACTGCACAAAGACCCTACGGCGCCGATTGTTATTGGGGTGGACCCGGCGCGGTTTGGATCGGACAGCACTATCATCGCCGTGCGGCAGGGCCGGGACGTGACGGCGCTCAAGCGGTTCCGCGGGGACGACACCATGACCGTCGTGGGGCACGTCATTGAGGCTATCGAGACGTACAAGCCGGCGCTGGTGGTGATTGACGAGGGGGGCCTAGGGGCCGGGATTGTGGACCGGCTGAAGGAGCAGCGGTACAAAATCCGCGGCGTCAATTTCGGCAACAAATCCAAAAACCCCGTAATGTGGGGTAACAAGCGCGCCGAAATGTGGGGCGAAATGAGGAAATGGTTAAAAGACGCATCTATCCCTCAAGACAGGTTCTTGAAAAATGACCTAACCGGACCCAAGGTAAAGCCCGACAGCCGGGGTACTATCTTCTTGGAGAGCAAAAAAGACATGAAGGCGCGGGGGCTGGCGAGCCCCGACGCGGCGGACGCCATAGCGGTGACTTTTGCGTTCCCGGTGGCGCACCGGGAAAATGTTGCTTCTACCACCAAAAGGGGCTATACGGCTTCCGGCATATCAACATCTTGGATGGGTGCATAATCATGGGCAATACCAAACCAATCGGGGTCGCTTACGAAGACCAAGACATTCGCGGCGCCGACGACCTGAGCGCAGTGCGCGTGACGGGCACCAGCGTATTTGCGGCCGAATTGCTGGGTTACACCGCCGCGGCGCAAGGCACGGTCACGCAGTTGACGGACAAAAGTACCGGCGTCACGTTGAACCGTTCCATGGGCCGCATTACCATGAACGCGGCGTCGCTGGCAGCTAGTACCGCCGTTACGTTTACCCTGACAAACAGTTTGATCGGGGCTAACGACGTTTTGGTTCTTCACCCCAGCAGCGGCGCTACTGCGGGCGCGTATATTGCGTATGTGACCAGCCTTGCGTCGGGGTCTTGCGTGATCGCGCTGCGAAACCTGACCGCCGGCGCGCTGGCTGAAGCTGTGGTGCTGAATTTTACTATTATCCACGGTCAGTAATATGACAAAGCCTGGCCTATACGCCAACATTCACGCTAAAAAAGCGCGAATTGAAGCTGGCTCCAGCGAAAAAATGCGGAAACCGGGCGCCAAAGGCGCCCCCACCGCGGCGGCGTTCCGCGAATCTGCCAAGACGGCCAAACCCCCCAAAAAGGGTAAATGACATGCCTCTGGTCAAATCCGCGTCAAAAGACGCTTTTCGCAAAAACGTGAAAGCTGAGGTCGCCGCGGGCAAACCCGCCAAACAAGCGGTTGCCATTGCATACGCGACGAAGCGCACGGCGGCCAAGCAGAAAGGCAAGTGAGGGTGGCTAACGATGTAGCCTCGGCAGGCCGCGTTTCGGATAACGACAGCCGCGATATGCTGGCGTTAATGCGCCGGCGCTATCAAACGGCCCTTTCGGCGTTGTCAGACAGTCGCGAAGACGAACTTAACGACTTGCAATTTATGGCGGGGTCGCCGGATAATAACTGGCAATGGCCGGCGGACGTGCTGGCTACACGCGGCGCGGTCCAGGGCCAGACGATCAACGCCCGCCCCTGTTTGACTATCAATAAGCTGCCGCAGCATGTGCGCCAGGTGACGAACGAGCAGCGGCAAAACCGGCCTTCAGGTAAAGTAATCCCGGCCGACGACAAGGCGGACATTCAGGTTGCCGAGATTTTTGATGGCATGATCCGGCACATTGAGTATATCTCGGATGCTGATGTCGCGTATGATACCGCCTGCGACAATCAAGTCACCTACGGCGAGGGGTATATCCGCATCTTGACGGAATACGCCCGCGAGGACAGTTTCGACCAAGACATCAAGATCGGGCGTATTCGCAACTCGTTTTCGGTCTATATGGACCCTGCCATTCAAGACCCGTGCGGCGCTGACGCCGAGTATTGCTTTATCACCCAGGACATGCTCAAGGCGGACTACGAGCGCGAGTTTCCCGACGCCGCGCCCGTGTCTAGCTTGATGACGCAAGGCGTTGGCGATCAAAGCATGGCCATGTGGTTGACTGAGGACCGGGTTCGGATTGCCGAGTATTTCTATATCGCCCGGCAGCGCGCGACGCTCAACCTATACCCCGACAACGTGACGGCGTTTGACGGCACCCCCCAGGACAAGCAAATGAAAGGGCTGTTTGGTAAGCCGCTTCGCACTCGCACAATGGACCGCAAAAAAGTCATGTGGGTTAAGACCAACGGGGCGGAAGTGCTGGAAGAACGCGAGTGGGCCGGCAAGCATATTCCCGTGGTGCGCGTGGTCGGCAACGAGTTTGAGGTTGACGGAAGGCTGTTCGTGTCGGGCTTGGTCCGCAACGCCAAAGACGCGCAGCGCATGTATAACTATTGGGTCAGCCAGGAAGCCGAAATGCTGGCCTTGGCCCCCAAGGCGCCGTTTATCGGCTACGGCGGGCAGTTTGAAGGCTACGAAGACAAGTGGAAGACGGCCAACACGAATAATTGGCCCTACCTAGAGGTCAATCCCGACGTCACAGACGGCGCCGGGTCGCCGCTGCCCCTACCGGCCCGCGCGCAACCGCCCATGGCTTCCTCGGGCTTGCTACAGGCTAAGCTAGGGGCTTCGGACGACATTAAAAGCACCACCGGCCAGTATGACAGCAGCTTGGGGCAGCAGAGCAACGAGCGGTCGGGCCGGGCGATCCTGGCGCGCGAAAAGCAGGGTGACACCGGGACGTATCATTTTGTTGACAACCTTGCTCGCGCGGTGCGGTATGTGTCCCGGCAATTGGTGGACTTGATCCCCAAGATTTACGACACGGAGCGCGTGGCGCGCATTGTGGGGCTAGACGGCGAGGTGGGTATGGTTCAACTTAACCCGCAACAACCTGAGCCGGTCAGAGAATTGCGGGATGCAAACGGGCTGGTTATAGGCAAAATATACAACCCCTCGGTCGGCGTGTATGACGTGTGCGTCACGACTGGCCCAGGCTACATGACCAAGCGCCAGGAAGCCTTAGACGCCATGTCTATGCTTCTGCAATCCAACCCGCAACTTTGGTCCGTCGCCGGCGACCTGTTTGTCAAGAATATGGATTGGCCAGGCGCGCAGGAAATGGCCAAGCGGTTTGCTAAGATCATTGACCCGAAGGTTTTGGAAGGCGAGGACCAATCGCCAGAAATGCAGGCGGCCAAAATGCAAATGGAAGCCTTGATAAAAGACCTAAACCAGATGGCCGGCATGTTGCAGCGTGTCGAACAATCCGTCGAGGCGCAGGAATTGCAGATTAAGGCTTACGACGCCGAAACCAAGCGCATTTCCGCGGTGCAAGCGGGCATGACCCCCGAGCAAATTCAGGATATTGTGATGGGCACCATCGCCGCGGCGCTGGATACGGGCGACTTGGTGGGGCCGAACGCCAGTTTAATTCGGGAAATGCCCGTTGCCGAACCTGAAATGCCGCCGCAGGGGATCATGCAATGAGCAAATGCGACCAATTTGTCGGTCTTCTGTTCCTGGCGCGCGATGTTGCCCATTCGGCGCACCTTAACACCCGGTCTTTTGCCAAACACGAGGCTTTGAACGGGTTTTACGGTGAGATTGTCGGCTTGGCCGACAAGTTTGCCGAGATGTACCAAGGCAAATACGGCCTCATTGGCCCTATCGCACTAATGTCCGCCGAAAAAACCAACAACGTCGTTGAGTTTTTCCAAGATCAAGTCGAAAAACTTGAAAAACTGCGGTATGACGTCGTGGACAAGGATTGCACCGCGATACAGAATGTAATTGATGAAATCACGGGCCTTTACTACACCACGCTCTATAAATTGCGGTTTTTGGCGTAGAACGGAAGGTTTGATTAGATGGCCGTCGTTTACACTACCGCCGTTAAAAACGCCCGTCTTGACGCCGTTGTTACGCAAATTGGCGCCACAGGCGTTTTGGAGGTAGGCACCGCCGGCATGGCTTCTGTGCTGTTTTCGGTGGCGCTCAACAACCCCGCGGGCACAACGTCAGGGGGTGTTTTGACGTTCAGCGGGTTCCCAAAAACCACCACGGCGTCCGCCGCAGGCACCGCGGCCGCCGCGCGTATTCGGACGGGCACTGGCGGGACAGATATTGTCACCGGGCTAACGGTCGGAATTTCGGCTTCAGATGTGATTGTCAACACGACCACAGTAGCGATAAGTGACCCGGTACAGGTTACTTCGGCGTCTATAACCCACGCAACTTGATTGGCGAGGAACCATGTCTGATTTCGTAGGCTACACGCCGGGTTCTGGCGAACAGATCGCGGTTGACAATATACCGGGCGGCAAAGTCCAGCGCGTCAAGGTGATGCTTGGACCTGACGGCGTAGATGGTGGGGATGTCAGCCCAAACATCCCGCTGCCGGTTGATGCCGCGGGCGTCAATCAGATCCTTCTATCCCTTGCCAATATTGCCAACATCCTCGAGAGCAACACGATTGTAGACGCCAATCAGCGGCAGCGCGTCACGTTGGATGCAATCGCGAGCGGCTTGACGCTTGGTACAGTCAGCACAGTCAGCACAGTCAGCACAGTCAGCACAGTCAGCGCAGTCGGATCAATCACCACGCTGCCCAACCTGCCAACCATCGCGGGTATGGACCGTGAAATGTACATCAGCCCTATGGAACAAAGCTACGCGATGAATATACTCCCCTTTTTGAAATTCGGTTGAGGTGTGATCATGAGCGCTTTGCAAGAAAATAACCTTCAGCCGCAAGTTAATTTGCCGCAATGGCAAATGTTGCGGTTTGCACCGTTCACTTCAGCCGCCGTTTCGTCTACCTGTTTTGCGGATAACCCTGACTTTTTGCAGGCCGAGCATGGCCGATATATCTACTATCTAATTTCCGCGACGGAGTTTTATCGTTACGATACTTGGTTCAATCATTTTCAAAAGCTTGCGTCGCCTCCTGTCGCCTTGACGACTGTTTCATCTATGGAATTCGCAGGGGCGCTTGGATATGAAGGCAATGTTCTCGCGGCTGGCGCAAGCACCCTGACTGTTCCAGCGGTTTTTTCCGCTTCAATGCGCGGCTTTGACGTGGTGATTGTGTCAGGCACGGGCGCTGGTCAGCGGCGCACCATCACGGCGGTTGCTGAAGCAGTCGTACACGATAGCGGCATCGCCACGGCTGTCTCCAATACGCAGGGCGCTATTTCGATCACCGACACCCTAAAGGCATGGATCGGCAATCAATACGCCGGATACTCGCTGCGCATTAGCGGCAACTCTGGTGTCGGTCAGGTCCGTCGCATCCTGTCCAATACCCCGACTATCGCCACGCTGGGCGACGTCACTCAGGTGAACAAGCCCTGGAACAATCCAGCAATCTTTTCGCCAGCCATCAGCGCAACGGCGGGCACTCAATCGGCGTACAGCATCGAATCGCAAGTGCTGACGGTGGACTCTGCTTGGGGTGTGCAGCCGGATGCGACTTCCGTGTTTCGGGTCCAAAGCGGTGCGGTGTTGCTGGCCACATCTACGGCAAGCGCCCCGTTTTACGCCTTCCAATCGTATGACATCCTGACGGATACTTGGTATATCCTTCAAGCCAACACGAATATGATTGCGGCCGCGGCTTCTGACATGAGCCTGGAGCGCACCACAGAAAACGCTTCAATCTGGGCGCGCGGTGTGGCGACGGGGGGCAGCACCACAACGCTTATTGACGGCTCCCGTGGTGTGGATGTGGTGGCTTGGAAAACCAATCAATGGGCCGGCTATTGGGTTCATATTTTCTCGGGCACGGGTGCGGGACAAATCCGGCAAATCTCCAGCAACACCGGCACGACGCTGACTTGGGCAACGGCTGGCACAGCGCCAGACGCGACTAGCCGCTATATGATCATTGGCTTTGATGCTGGCACCGCCACAGCGGGCGCGTCCACAACCCTGACTGATAGCACCAAAGCCTGGGCGACAAATCGCTGGGCGAATTACGCGGTTCGCATTTTGTCCGGCACAGGTGCCGGGCAGGTGCGCGCGATTGCGTCCAACACCGCAACGACGTTGACTGTAATCGGCGGGTGGGCAATCACCCCAAACGCAACGAGCGTGTATGTAATCCAGGGTGACCCGAGTAAGACTTATCTTTTTCTTGGTGGTAGTTCAGGCGTTCTAATCCACAATCTGGAAAGCGGCACCCCAACTTTCGGGCGGGAACAAGACTTTGGTATTGCGCGCAATGCCGCCGCTACTGTGGCAGGGCATAATCCGGTAGCGATTGCGTCTCTGGCCAATACGGGCACAACCGGCACAACCACAACGGCGCAACCACATCAATTCCGGGTGGGCGATCTAGTCACGCAGCGCGGCGCGACGGATGCAAATTTCAAT